AGGCATCAATGGAATTACCATATTCGCTAACACCCATTACTTTATTTACAAACCTATCAAGGTCTTGCCGCGCAATAATATCGGCTATTTCTTTTTTGCCAAATACATTTTCAAAATCTTTATCATCATAAGATGGAATAAAACTTTTAAAGATTGTTGCCGTTAATTGCATTTGTCTAAGCAAACCGCCCAAAACAAACGAAACATCCGCAATAGATATTGCTATTGTTTGAAAAACCGTTTTAAATATTGGGCCTAAAATATTTGTTTCACCCGCCAAATCTTTCATGTAATCAATGCTTGCTTTTAAAACTGGCCCAAGTTGTGTAGCCAATGTAAGCATTACATTACGCGATGTTTGTGCTAACAAATCATAAGTTTCAGCGGCGGCTTGAATTGCTTTTTCTTGTTCTTGAATAAGCGGGTTTGCCCTTGCCATTTGGTCGGCAAATCCAACCATATCAACGCCTTTAGCGGCTTTGGAAAATATTTCCATTGCCTTGGCGTTGCGCGTAATCGGGTCTTCAATTTGGGCTAAGTTGGCAACCAACTTATTTAGCAATTCTTCTTGGGAAAGTTTGCCTAAATCTTTTAAGGTAACGCCCAAAGCCGCCGCAGTTTTTTGCGCCTTATCAGAACCGCCCGCGGCTTCATCAATAAACTTGGCAAACGCGGATAGCATCTTGCCCGCGTTGTCGGCTTGACCACCTGAATTTGCAAGGGCGTTGGATAACTGTAAAACCGTGCCTATGGCTACTTCGTTGGCTTCGGCTACATCGGCTAATTCATCGGCGTATTTAAGTGCGGCGGCACTAGCGGCAAGCAATGCAACCGCACCCATCTTCCCAAATTTTTCGGCGGCTTCGCTAAATTTTTCTAACTTTTTACCCGCGGCATCAATACCTCTATTGAATTCCGCGGTATCTATGCCTAGGGCTACACCAAGGCGGGCAATCATATTAGCCATCTTTTACCCCAAACAATGTTTTATCAAATCCTTGCGCCTGTTGCATAAATGCTAAAAGGCTATCATTTACTGCCGCCTTTTGCTTATCAGCAGATAAAGGCGGGTAGATGTAATCATACGCACTACCCAAAATGTTGGCTAGTTTATATGGGGGCGAATTTGCTGTTCTCATGTAATTAAACACCCCGTTTGTCAGGGTTGCTATTTGCGTAAGAACGCCATAATTTCCAACCATTCCATCGGCATACATTGTTTGAATGTTTGCCAAGGTTACATCGTCTAATTCTTCAATTGTTTCTAAGGTATGCCCGTTGAAAATCATTGCGGCTAGGCATTGGCTTTTCAACGAGCCTATTAGTTTCCCCGCGCTTCCCTGTAGGTTGGGCTAATTACTTCGCCAATCTTTTCTACGATTAGCATTTGCACGGCAATAGGGAATTCTTCTTCAATGTCGGCATAGGTCAAATCTTCAAGGGTTACGCCTTCCATTTCAGGAACTAGTAATTTAAAGAATTCGGTAATGCGGGCTTCGGTAATCGCTTTGTTTCTAGCGGCTTCGCGCATTGAACGCTTTTCAACCAAAATATCTGTATCAGTAAATTCAAAATCTTCGTTTTGATTGCCTTCAAACTGCCGCAAAGGAACGGTGATTTCTTGATAGATTTTTTCTACCGTTTCTTCATCGGGATTTGAAACCTTTTTATAGATTGCATCTGATTCAATAACCAAAGGGATGCGAACCTTAAAGGTATGCCCATTCAATACAAACGAACGGGTTAAAAGGTCTTTTCGTTTTGCTTGGTACTTTTCACCAAATGCCGAACTTAGTTTTGTCATTTATTTTTTATCCTGTATTTATTGATTCGCCTTGCTAAAATTTCCCCTAGCCGCTTGGCGGTTTCATTGGCTTGGGATTCCAAAGCAGGGCGTAAAAACGGTTGTGCGCCATTTCTAGCCGTGCCGAATTCTTGTGCTATGGCACGGGCATCCGATAAAACGCCTTCTTGCCGCTTTGCTTCTTTTAAATCTCGGTCGTATTGCGCTTTATCTGATTTGTACAACGCCGCATTTTTTTCGTAAAACTCTTTTTTAAGTTTTTTCTTAAACGCTTTAGTTGTTACCAAAGCAATTACTGTATCGTTTTCGGTGATGTATTTAGAACGAATATCGCGCTTGGTTGGGCGGCGGGCTTCTATTTGCATTGTCCTAGATAAATCGCCAGTATCTTTAGGCGCGTTCATTTGCGCCATTGTTAACACGGGTTTCATTGCTTCCCGTGCGGCGGGTACTAAAATAGAACTTCGTGCTTTCTTGTCGCCAATCTCAGATGCTAGTTCCTCAAACGCGGCTAGTACACTTTTCAAGCCTTCGATTTTGTAGGTAACGCCCGACATAATTAACCCATTGGCTTAATAATCTTTTGGTACAACGCGTTGTTTAGCGTATGCACATAATCAACGATTTCATCGGGCGTAAACTTATCCGCATGGTTTGCGGCAATGTCATGCGCCAAAGAAATTGCAGTTAATTTTTGTGCGGTAAACCCAAACCAATCCTTACGCGAATCGGATTGGGCTACTAGAAAGTTCAACAAATCGTTACTGTCTTTTATTGTCGTTTGCATATTATGTGTTGTATTTACTTAGAACTTTTAAACATACCGCTTCTACAGAATCCGCATCAGCGGCGGCAATGGCATCTTCTAGTTCTTCAGCATCTACTACCATCCCTTGTGCAACCGCATCAAGTGATTGGTAGGTAGTGCTTAGAACTTCTAAGGCTTCTTCTACGGTCATCATGTGTTATTAGACCAACCGTATTGGTTGCCCCTCGGATGAATTGTAAAATTGCATTTTGCTTCTGCGCTTGGGCTTGAATCAATTGTGAATTGTGAAACGCGACCGTTGAACGCATACGCAACCGTATTAGCACCGTCAACCGCGGCAACCACAAAAGTACGGTCAACAGTACCGCTATAGGCATCAGCGCGGATTTGCAATAACGCGGTGTCGCTTGGATTCCAAGCCGCGGTAATGCTTAACGATGTAGGCGCAGATTGCGTAGGAATCTTATCGCTTTGGCGTGAACCCGCAACGCCAAAAGATGCAACCGCATCATCCTGACCAAAAGCGGGTACGGCTTCCACGGGCAACAAAACACCCGCGCCGCCAGTACCATTAGCCGCCGTGCCTACGATGGTTGTAACTTGCCCTGTCCATACGGAAAGGTTTGCCGTTGTAAGTGGCGTAGGCGTTGCCGCGCTTTGCATATACAACGATGCGCTAAAACCCGCTAAAACTTTATTTGGTATAGCCATGATATTCCTTTAGGCGTTGTTAGACCAACCGTAGAGATTTCCACGGGGGTGAATGGTGAAATTGCATTTGGCTTCAGCACTAGGGCTTGCATCAATCGTAAACTGGCTTACGCGGGCGTTAAAGGCGTAATAAACAATGTTTGACCCTTCGGTAGCACTAACTACAAAAGTACGGTCAATAACGCCGCTATAGGCATCGCCGCGCATCAGCAAAAGCATTGTGTCGCTAGGATTCCAAGCGGCGGTAACGCTAAGTGATGTTGGTGCGGATTGCGTTGGGATTTTGTCAGATTGACGCGAACCCGCTACACCAAAACTAGCAACGGCATCATCTTGCCCAAAAGCGGGTACTGCTTCTACTGGAATTAGATTACCTATAACTGCAATAGGTGCAACATTTCCAAGGGTTGAAAGTTGGGTAAGTGTTAGTGCGGTCGGTGTCGCGCCCGATTGGGCATACAACGCCGCGCTAAAACCCGCCATTATTTTGTTTGGTAGTGCCATTTTAAAAGTTCCTTCAAAAGTTGTTGGGTTGTCTTATGTTGGAATATCTAGGGTGCAATCAAGAAAAATTTGGGCTAACTTTTCATCATTGTCATAGGTGTTGTAAAGCCAAAAAACATCTGCTTTAGCAATCTGAAAACCATTAGTTGCACCGCCAAACAAACCACTATATCCGTGTAGCGATTGTAGTATCTGATTGGAAATAGTGAAACCTTCTTCTATAACTTGCGTAAAAATACTTATCTGAAATGTTGGGCGGTCAATGCCTTTAACCGATTGAACTGGCCCTGTATAAACATCCTGATGGACATTTCTTAGCATCCAAACAATAAACTTAGGTTCAGTTGCAAAATTACGGTTAAACGCGGCGTACACGGGTACGGGCGTAACAATGCTTTGCAGTTGAAACTGAATCGCTTTGCCGTATTGAACTGGATTTTGTTGGGTTGCCATTTACACCGCCGTTACTGGGTCATTTCTGTACGCCAAGATAACCACGGTCATCTTATCGTCAGATTCGCGGATGTTATCAATGCGCCAATCGTAACCGTTGTAATTGATTGAATAAAGATTTTGATTGCGAACCATTGTTCTTGTGTTTGGCGTGTAGTTCAAAATAAAATTAACTACATCTTGATAAAGGCGATACTTTTCCGAAATCTTTAAACTGTTGGCAACGGATTGAACACGCGCACGGGTGCGAAACCAAGTAGTTTGCGCGGTACTTTGTTCGCCAAAATCACTTTTAGCAAACGCTAGATTGTTTACCGTAATTTGTTCAAACCGTGCAATTGCCATTTACATCACCAAAGGTTTGTATGGGCGTAACAAGGTAGCCACACCAAAAGGTATTTCTTTTAGTTGGTTATCAGTTGTGTTGCTACGGTTGTTATACAAGTGCGTGAACAACAACAAGCCCGCTTGTTTAATGACGGGGTATGTTTGCAACGGATTAGGTGCGGTCGTGTACTCGCAAATAATCGGTGCTGTCATCTCGCTATTGATGCTTGTAGGCAATGATTGAATGATAACTTTGTTACCACTTGGGTCGTAATAATATTGATTTGTGGCAATCACAGTCAAAACAGGCGGTGTGCTGTTGTTCCAATATGCAACTCGGTTAACCGTTACGCCCGCTTGATTAGGGTATTGGTTTTGAGATACTTCTGGCAAATCTAAACACACAGGCGAACTGGCTAAGTTTTCAGCACCGTACCAAACACGGTATGTAACTGAAAAAATAGACAAGCCTAAGTAATCTTCAATTGCTTGGCGAACGGCTAGTTCTAATGCTTGCAAATAGCCATCTTGTGATTCATCTTCAAATAAGTTAATTTGATTGGTGATTTCACTTAAAGTTAACCAAGGCGTAACAACATCGCGCCCAATCTGTTCAAACTTTACATAGTTAAACGGATTGCGTGTAGCCGCCCCGTAGGGCGCACCTAGTAGTTGGCTATCTACAGACATTTAAGCCCCTTGTTATACGCCGACCAAACGAATACCCGCAAACGGGTCGCGCACGGTGCTTACAAGACGTTTTTCTGCAAACAGGGTTATGAAGCCTGCTTGTGTTTGTTCCATTGCCTGTATAGTCATTTCCTCAACATCAGCAACAGTTACAAATCTAGGCCAATTAGCCAAGTAAATGTTAAATTTTCCCGCGCCTGTTGTTTGCATATTTGGATTGGCAATTACAGGGAAACCAAAGATATTAACAACAGCACCGCCATCATCATCACCAGTTTCAGCAAATTGTTTGATTGTTGTTCCACTGCCTAAGTTGCGTAATTCGTGAATTGTCTGTGGGTGCATCATCCATGCTGTATTGGGTAAATTCCAATATTGAGCAGGGAATAAACGAGCCATATCAGTAATATCTGAATAAGTAACTGCCGCCGCCGCTTGCGTGTATGTAGCAATTGAATGAATACCATTTGTAATTGCTGTTCCACTTGTACCAAAAGCAGATGATGCCGCGCTAGTGTACATATTTAAACCACGCAAACCGCTTGTGCCGCCGTTTACTGTAGTTGTTGAACCCGCTTGGTCATTGTTCAAAACCATTGATGCGCCTTCAATATTGGCGAACTCAAGCATTAAATCTTCAACAATGGTTTCGTTTAAATAATTAACATCTGAAAGAACCGCAGTTCGAATTGGTAATTGCGCTGTGATTACACGCGTAGGCAATTGCCAAATCGATGTATTTGTATTTGGTGTTCCGCTGTCAGGTGTGAATGTGTAACCAAACGGGTTTGTTTGATTAGCCGCGTTACCTGTCTTAGCAACAAATTGAACGCTTGAACCTGATGCGGAAATTACGCGGGAAAGTTGTCTAACGGGATTTGCAAAACGCAAAGCCGCAAACGCATCATCAAAATAAGTTCGACCACCAATGCCATTACCCGAACCCGTAAGCGCAGATGCTTCGCGCAAATCAATTGATACGCGTTCGCCTGTTTGGATAGTTTCTTGAATTGCGGATAGGATTTTTTGGGTTACGGTCATGGTGATTCCTTTTAAAAAAAGCGGGGGATTTTCGCCCCCCGCTAATGGCAACGCAATGATTAGGTCGCTGTGCCTGTCGAGCGATAACGAACACCTGCGAATGGGTCGCGAACACTTGTGCAAAGGCGTTTTTCCCCAAAAAATGTTATAAATCCTGGGGCCGTCTGGTCGTAGCGGCGCATAACCATGTTTAAACGGTCAACGATTGTGTGGAAACGTGACCAATCAGCAAAGAACATTGGATACAAAGAATTTGTACCTGCTGAACCTGCTGTTGTTTGTGATGGTGTATCGCAATACTTGTTAACGACAACATCAAAGCCCATCAACTGACCAACGATGCCTTCAACCGACAAACCTTCGTTACGGTTAAAGATAGGTGCGCCGTTGTTGTCTTTCAATGCACGAATTGCGTTCAACAAGATTGGGCTAATCACAAACTTAGCGTTTGCAGTCCAGTATTGTTGTGGCAATTGATAGATGAAGTTAACTACATCGGTATAGGTGATGTTGTTTGCGCCAACTGTTGCCGCGTTAGTGGTTGTTTGGTCGTAAGTAGCAAGGCTATGCAAGCCGCTTGAAGAACCTGTACCAGTAGAACCAAAAGCCGCTGTAGAGCAAGTACCACCTGCATAGGTAGCATTAGAACCTGCGTATTGGTCAAGGCCACGCAAACCGTTGCTTCCGCCGTATGGCAATGATGTTGCACCTTGGTCATTGTTTTGAATCATTGATAAGGCTTCGGCCTGACTAAACTCGGCCAACATATCGTCAACAACATTGGCTTCCAAACCATCAATGTCATCCAAAGCCGCGGTACGGATTGGGAACTGAACATTCAAGTCTTGCAAAACAACTTGCCAAATTGTTGTATCTTCGGTAGTTGCCGCGCCGTTGTTTTGAATCGCATAGCCCCATGCCGCACCCGCATTACCAGTTTTGACACGAAATTGATATGAAGAACCATCGGTTGCTACTGTGCGTGACACGCCGCGCAAGGGATTAGCCAAACGCAAAGCGGCAAACACGGGGTCATAGGCGGTGCGACCACCTTTGCCATCGCCGCCTGCGGTCAATGCTGATGCCTCTTTTAAATACGCTTGCATTTGTGATTCGTCAGCAAAAATTTGCAGTTCTTTTTCTACACGGTTGTTACCTTTGTAGAAAGTAGAAAGTTGTTCTTTAACAGAACGGTTTACATCACCACGCACGGTTGTAGCGGGCTTGACGATTGCGGGTGCTTGAATCGATGCTACTTTGGCTTCCAAAGCGGCAATGGTTTCTTGCATTTCGTTTTTAATTGCCTCAACAGCGGCGGGAATTTTTGCTTCTACTGCGGCAATGCTTTCGCTTTGCTTGGCTTCAATAGCATCCAGTTTTTCAATAATTGCTTGTGACATGATTTAACCTTTAATTTTGGTATCAAGAATTTTAAGAAGTTCACGGGTTTCTAAAGCCGCGAGAATTTCCGCTTCGGTAGCCTCCGCATCTGATTCACTCAGAATAGGCGCAATTTCAATAAGTGCGGGTTTTACATCACGCAATTCCAACACCTTTTTGAATGTAGATGCGGCGGCTACCGCATCCTTTTTAGATAGCCCAACTTCACGCAAGGCTTGTTCTAAAACTTTTAAATCCGCAGAACCATCAGGTCGGAAATATTCCAATCTGCTAACTTCTGCTTGTGGGTTGTTGGGATACATCACTACGGATACTTCGCGTAAGCCGCCTTTAGTGATTTGGAAATATGCTTCATCAGATTGGTCGGGTTCGCCTTCAGAATTGACCATTTGATATTCTTCGGCGTATGCGCCAACGGAAACGCCGCCAAACATAGCGGGGCTTTCTTGCATTACTTTGTAAAGGTCAGAACCCATCGTAGTATTGACAAACAAACGCCCTTCGGCTTTCATTCCTGTATCGTCAAACTCAAACGCATCCCATTGACCAACGGGGATTGCATCCGCATCGTGATTTACAAACATGGGTAGTGGGCGACCTGATGCAGAAAAATCTTCTGCCCATTTCATAAACCCTTCAGGCTGATAATTAAACCGCCTACCATCTGCGCCTTCACGCGCACCCCAAGTAGTTACGGTTGCTTCAATTTTTCCTGTCGTTGCGCCTTGCTTTTCCAAAACTAATTTGGCTTCGCAAACCATCATCAGGTTTTTTACGGTCATAGATTACCTCATCGATTTTAGTTCGGTCGATGTCATATATTGTTTTAGGGGGTCGCCCTCTTTTGGGGGGCGGTTCTGTATTTGGCTTATATGTTGCCAAGGATGCTATCACTAATTTAAAAATAGTGGACAATTTATTTTCACTTGCCGATATTCATTTTTCGGGTTTGGTTTCCACCGCCCCCGCCCGTATCTTGCGGGGATGTTCCTACAATCGGTTTATCTTTCCCACCTTTATCAATCAATTCGTTTGCCCCGTCAATATTGGGCATCCCCAAGTATTCACGCGCTTCGTTGGGGGTCATTATCCCGTTTGAAACACCTGCGGTAGCAAAATTCATTTGGTCTAACGGTGCGCCTTTTAAGAAATTGCGCGTATCAAATTCAATGCACAAATTAGGGTAGCCAACAAACAAATGTTGTTTTAATTTCTGCTGAATGTTAATTAAAGTTGGGTACATTGTGGATTTATAGAATTCATCCATCATTGTTTGGGTATTGTTGTACTTGGAATCCCCGATACCAATCATTGCCGCGGGAACGCCAAACAAACCGCAAATTCGTTTCATGGTTTGTTCTTTTAACTTAGCCGCATCGGTATCTTGCAGGGTCAACATATCTAACGGGGTGTACTTCATGCCTTGGTCTAGCAACATACCCTGACCCGCCTTACTTGGGTCGCTTGGGCGGCTAGAAACCATTGCCGACCATGCTTCTTTCAAGCGGGCGGCAATTTCTTTGTATTTGCCATCAGGAATAACACTTTCGGTAGTAAACATCCCGCTTGGCTTTGCGCCGTTCTGCATGATGTAGTTTGCGTAAAGGTCAATATCTTGGTCAAGTGATACCAGTTCTGCCGCCAAAATGCCTTTGTTAAAACCCGCAGAACCTTGCCAGTTCATTTCCTTAATGTGCATCACTTGGTTAAAGTTCAGCGGTTTATCACGGTTAAAACCGTAGGCGGGCGTACTTAAACGATACGATGGGTAACGCGCAGGGGTGATTGTTACGGCAATCAAAGTTGAATCAAGCAAGTACATTTCTAACGGGGTTTCCGTTGTGCTTTCTTGGTCTTTTCTCCACCAAAGGGTAAAGGCTTCGCCCGCAAGTTCGTACCACATTAGCCATTGATACCAAAATTCGTAGGTACTTTGGAATTGGTTAGGTTGCGCCAAAAGGTTTGCTACTTGCTTGGCTTTAGCCTTATCCCGTGCGCCAACTAGCGGCGATTTGATGGCATCGACATAAGTACCATCTTCTGATTGGCTAACCACGCGAATAGGCAATTGGGATAGGGCGCGGGCTTTTGCGGCAACGCAAGCCATGATTGTGCTATTGCGCGTAAGCAATGACATATCCACGGGGCGACCCGCGTTATTGGTCGCGCCTGTGGTTACATAAAGAATCTGAGTATTGACATTAGGGTTCTTATTATCGCCTTGATAAACGATGTTATTACCTAACGCAGATTGCCCAAATAGCGTATTAGATTCGTTTTTTTGGTCTTTATTGCGCTTGAAAATGTCGAAAATAGCCATGTTTTTACCCAATTTCTTGATGGTTTACCATTCAAAACTTCTAAATCCAAATGTATCAGAAATAAAAACATTGTCTAGATGGCAATGCAAAGCCATAATCATTGCAATAATTCCGTCAACTTTTGCGGATGTATCGGCTTCATTCTTACGAACTTTGACATTTCCGTTTACATCCGTGTAAACCTCCGCGTTTGCCAGTTGCCAACCAACAAACGGGTTGCCATCGTGCATGATGCCTTTTTTCAGAATCAATTGTTCAGCGGTTTTAGACGGGTTAGATAGAACCGCCATACCCTGCCCAACCTTCTTTACGGGTAAACCCTCGGAATACAAATTAGCAACCAATGACGCGGCGTTGTACGGGTCGTAACCAATTTCTTTAACATTGTGCTTAATACATTGTTGTTTAATGTAGGTTTCCACTTCGTTAAGGTCGGTTACATTGCCTTGCGTAAGCCGCAATATGCCGCTTGCATGGGCTTGCAAAAAGATTGATTTA